GGTCTCTGTGTTTGTAAGGTATTCATATTTTCCACTACTGTCAGAATTTTCTGTGATTAGGGTTACATATGCTTGTCCTTGGTTTTGTCTCTCTTTAACGGAGACTACTGATAATAAAGGTGACTCAGATAGAATTAGTATATCAGTATAGCTATCAAGAATATCAAAATATTCTGTTTTATTAGTACTTGCATAGTCTACAAGTGAACTCCCGCAATAAGTCTTTACGAGTTGGGAAACGCTATCAATAACTACATTAATACGGGCATCATGCTCAAGACTTTTTAGTCCTGCAAAATCCTTGTACTGTTGTAATGTTACTAAATCTGCCATGTTTCTCCTAAAAAAGTCTCGTGGGAGCAAAGCTCCCACAAGATAATAAAGCTATTAACTAGCTTTGTATTGTAAAGCGTGAACTGAAGTCGCGTTCGCAATCATATCGGTAAACCCGAGACGTTGTGAAGCTACTAGAACTCTTCTTTGGTTTGCTACTTCGTAGTCAGACTCGATAGTAACACCTCTTAGTCTAGGCATTACGTAGTTTTTAACATTTACAGCACAAGCAAAGAATTTGCTAGTTGCTGGTGTTTTAAACTCGTCACATACTATGACTTTAGAGCCGAAGACTTCACCGATTTCACCATTAAGCTTGGTTGCCATGTTGCCAACTAAGTTAACATCTTGGAATTCAGCGTCTGATAATAGGTTGAAGTATTCTGTTGAATTAACAATATAAATCACATCTCTAGGATTCATACCGTATTTGCCCATTTTCTTTCTAGCGTTCAATAACATTGAAGCTGTTAAAGACTCAGATGCGAATGCAGTAGCTGATTGAGTCAAGTGAGAACCACCTGAGTTTGCACCAGCAGCGATAGCGATTAAACCATCAAAAGCTGCTTGAGATGTACCATATACGCCATCAGCGTGGTCACCTAATAGGATTGCATTTTCAATACCTCTTGCATGAGACCTAATGATTGACTCTCTAATTAAAGGAAGAATCGGTAGGATTGCATCTTCTTCTGTCTCGTTACCTAAGTAAGATTGAGAAATAAGCTTTTTAGTTGAAAGAGTTCTTTCAGTTAAGTCAACACCTGAATATGTTCCATCATAAGTGTCGCCTCTTTCCTCTAAGTTACCATGAGGTGAAGACCCAGAAGCTACTTGGTTAGAAGTAAATTCTGCATATCCAGCATCTGGTAAGATAGGAATGATTTGAGTAGCTGATTGCATTTGGATTTCTCTAAATAGCGGAGCTAATACTAATTCTAGTTGAATATCTCTTTCGATATTTGTTGATACTGTTTGCTCAAAATCAGCTGATGAAACGCCAACGCCTGAATGTGCGTTAACCTTCTGCATAGTTTCGTTTGCAAGTTTTGTATCCCAGCCTTTACCAGTAGCAAGACCCATAACCCAAGCGTCATCAATGTCGCTTTGGAAGGCTTTCTGCCAGTTGCTGTCCTGTCTGTCTCCAAAGACTCTTTTTGACTCACGCATTGCGTTAATCTCGTCTTTTTTGTCCAGTAGGTCTTTTTGTAGTTCATTGACTACTGACTCTAAGTCGCCATGTCTTTCTTCAACGCGTTTTTCAACGTCGCTTACAAGCTTTTCAGCTCCTGACATGCCAGCTCTGACAATAGTTTTAACTTTTTCTTGCTCAGCTTCTTTTTCAGCTAGTTCTGCACTTTCTGCAGTAGCTTTTTCTTCGGCTTCGCTTACTTCTTTTGCTTTTGTTTCGGCTTGTTGCATTGCGATTTTAGCAGCAGTTGATTTTGCCACCTCTTCCGCGAATGCTTTTAAGTCAAACTCAGCATTTGGAGTAGTTTTTTCTGTAGACATATGTCTCTCCTGTTGAGTGGTTTTACCCACGGCTTGTGGCGCATCAATTTCACCAGTATTTACTGCTGTCATATCATGAGCCTGTTTACTTTCTTTCGAAAATTCAGCTTTCCATTCATCATATTCTGATTGAGAATCGAATGATTTCGCAATCGAGAACATGGCTGTCTGGTTGCAAGGTACACTTACAACAGACACTTCGAATAGTTCCGCATCCTTTATTTGATATCCGTCGGTTTCCTTCATATAATCAGCGTCCTTGACTCGGAAACCCACGGAAAATGCTCCAAGTACGCCATCTTTGATTAAATCTTTAACTTCCCCTGCAGACTTAGAGATTCTAGCTCCAAGCTCCAGGCCTTTGTCG